ACATTGCCTGCGCTTTCTCTGTTAAAAGCATCACGAATTGCAGAAAATATGCCTTTGCTAGTATCGATAACTCTTTCACCAAGCTGACTAATTGCGCCTTTTACTGGGTTTGGGTTTGCCATATTACCAAGCCTTACATGACCAATATCTGGCCTTAGTTTTGGGGCCGGGATTATCACAATTATGACGCGCCCTAAAGTTTTTCCTACGCCCTTTTTGGTTTTTCTTAATTTTCATATTTGGATCGCCAAAGGTAACACGCTTTACCTTGTCACCATCGCTAACGAAAACCACAGACTTCTTTTTGCCATAAGATGTTTCGCCCTTGGCAATGCGTCTGGGATTATTTAGCGTGACTTTCTTACCTTTGTACGTTGCCATTACTTTTTCTTTTTTTTCTTCAACTTTTTAAAGTCAGCGCCAGTAATTTTGTTTTTAGGCTTGGCTTGTCTGGCAATCTTTTGTTGCCCTTTGCTTAGTTTTTTCATGCTTTTTTAGCCCTTTTCTTTGCAGTGTCCGACAGATCCTTCATGTGAACTAGGAACTTGCTAGACGCTGTGTGTGTCTTACCAGACATGACACGCCCTTTGGCATCTTTATGGGTAGCACCCTTATGCTCTTTGCCGTTCTTAAAGTAATGTTTTACACCTTTAGCCATTATGCTTTCCTCTTCTTTGGTTTCTTCCAGTTTACACGTTTTGCGGATGTCTTACTCTTAGATGCTGACTTAGCTGACTTACTTTTACACTGTGCCATAGTCGGACGGCAAGCAGGATAGCCTCTCTTGGTCTTGGTTCTAGACTTACGTCCACAAGGCTTGCCAGTCTTGCAGTCAACCCAGCCTTTGCCTTTGTTCTGACCAAACCAGTCTTTTAAGCTGTTGCCGCTACTTTTTCTTTTTTTTGGCACTTTTCTTACCCCAATTAGCTGCACCTACCTTGCGGCACTTTACCAAAGCCCCAGATCCATACGCTGATGGCCACGTTCCACCATTGCGTGTGTAACTCGCTTTTACTTTTCTATAGCAAGCATCTCTTTTTGCTTTTTTCTTTTTTGCAGCCATTATTTTACTCCGCTTGCTTCATAGCTTCAAGATATTGGCTTATTTCGTCAACCATTTGTTGATCAACTTTTTGATTAGTATATGGAGACATCATAAAAGATCTTTGATCTCCTGACGGTTTTAAACCAGCAGCACGTCTACTTTCAAAAAAATCTCTAAATATCAACTCTCCCGGCACATCATCAGACAGCCTTCCAACATAATCACCTTCTACTTGTCCTGTATAAGTTTCATGTGGAATGAAACCTTTTTCTGGTGTCAATATTAATTTAGAATCTCCTTGTATCGTACCAATACCTCTACCAGCAGCAAAAGATGGAGTTGTTAAAAGTTCAGGTTCTGTAATAGATGCTCTGACAGAACCAATACTTGGAAAGCCATCATCCTGATATTTTGTCTTGTCCATTTCTTGCCACAACAAGCGCCTGTCAGAGCCTGTCATGTTGTTTTCTAAATAATCTCGCGCATTTGGGCTTAAAATACCGGGCCAATCAGGATCTTTTGGCGAATCTTTTGTTTTATTTTTTTTAACCCAATCATCAAATTTTTTAGCTGCTTTTTTAGTAATTTTACTTTGTTCAATCATTCCCATTGTGGCATCAGACATCATCATAGAAAAGTCACCAGATTGTCCAGCCATTGATGTATACATCAATCTAACATCTTCACCTTTATTTTGAAGAATTTTTGCAACATCTGCTTTTTCTTGCATTTTATCTTGCATGGACGCCCAAATGCCTTTTCCTTGGGATCTCATAAATTGATTGCCGCCTTGCATATTCACAGCTTGATCAAAAGTGACATCTCCAATGCCACGCAATGCGCCACCAGCATAGGTTCTATCTCCATATGCTGGGATAAGAGTTAATCCTTGCAACGCTCCAATATCAACTACTTTTTCTGGCTGTAATGCTCCAGATTCTGGTACAAAATCATATTGTATATTCTCAATGTAGTCGGGTAATTTTGCAGTTCCTATGCCAGCAGGATCTAACATTTTTTTAGTTGGACGCTTGATGAGTTCGCCTAAAACAGAAACATCACCAGCTTCAATAAGCATTCTTTGAACTTGAGTAATGCCGATCCTGCCAATTTCATCAGCAAGTCTTTTAAAGATGTTTGACATTACGCTGTCACCTTCTTCTTACCTTTATATCCTGACGCCTTGATCGCTCGACCCTGCTTTTCAGCTTCGGCCTTGGTCTTGTAAACCTTGCCTTTGCTGCCCCAGCGATAGCCGCCTTTGACCTTGCGAACAGGCATATCAGCCGCCCAGAAGTTCGTTCATCATTTCATGGACATTGCCGCCATCAAGCTTCATCACCTTGACCTTAACGTCATTGCCGTGAGGCATCATCATTTCTTCTTCTTCATACATTTCTTCTTCATCATCATGCATCATGCCGTACTGCATTTGATGACAAAGCAATAGGAAGTTAACAAGCTGGTCATCGCTCATTTCCAAGCCTTCTGCGTCATGCGGAAAGCCCATTTTTTCCATAAAAAGCTCCGCATTTTCTTCCATGTTTTCTACATTTACTTCAGCCATAATAGCCTCCTATCGTGTTGGTCGCGCCATTGGGCGCGGCGATGTCATTGGTGCAGAGCCTTGCATTTGTTGGCGCATTGCCTCTTGGCTCATATTATACATCTGCTCTTGCTCTTTACGCAAACGCTTAAAATATGCATCTTCTTCAGCCATAATGCGCTCTGCGTCTGTCATGGTTGAACCTGAAGATTCCATCATAAGTTGATCTGGAGTTATTTGGCCACTCTCAACCGCTGCTGCGTATTCACTTGGAGTCATCCTCTCCATACGATCATCGACTTGGTATGACATTTCGCCTTCACGAACCGCTGAATTGGGGTCCATTGGCATTGCGCCGACAACACTCTGGAACATTTCGCGTTCTTTATCCGACAAAGTGCCGCCATTCTGAATGCGCTGACCAATCATCATCATTTGATTTGCCGATTGTTCATCCATATCGCCCGGTTTTATGAGCTGCAAAAACCTCATTACCAGTTGATAATCTGGATTTCCTTTAATTTCTTCTTCCATTTTATTTTCCTTTTTTATTATGACGTATTAAAGTCAACTGGCTCGCCAAGTGCATTGGAGATAATTGACCCATCGCTAGTGTATGTTGTCACATTTCCAGCCGCATCTGTTAAAGTATATCCTTGAAGAAATTGCTCTTCTTCACCTTTTACATTTGTTATTTTATCAGATAAAGCAGTTCCTGCAAAATCTTCTATTCTTAAATAGCGTCCATCTGGGGTTACGTATACTGGAGTTCCATCAGGCAACGTAGTTTTACGAACCAACTCATCAATTGATTCTCCACTGGCATATCGCCGTAAGTATTCTGGCATGTAATTTCCCATGCCACCGCCTTTAAAACGGCGATTATAGTCTTCGCTATTTGTTCTAGTGCCATAAATATCTGATCGAATTGGACTGAAAGGTGAATCAGGATCGTCAGGATCGACTTCAACAATAGGTAAATCAACAATAGGTAAATCAACAATAGGTATATCAATAGGTACATCAACAATAGGTGTATCAATAGGCAACTCGAAAGGTACTTCACTTACATCGATGCCACCTAATGCTGCATTGTATGGAACAAAGTCTGTTCCAGAAACACTGGTTCCAGTAATCGGCACAACACTACCATCACCTTGAATGTAATATTCAACTCCACCACTTGTGATGAAGCCATTTTCTGTACTCATGCCGTATGGATCTGCATCAGCAGCGGCTGACTGAACGCCAAACACTGTTTGGAAACGATCATAATCGTTTATGCCATCGTTATTTGCGTCTGCGCTGTAAGCTGGATTATCAAATGCTGATAGATTTAAAGTCTGCCCGACTTGCAATTCGTTTGCCCGATCTTCAAAGCCAGAAGCTCTGAGCTGATCAATATCTGTTTGCGTGACGTTAAAACTTGATGCCGCTGTGGATGGAGGCAAAAACGCACGAATATCATCTGCGCCCAAAACTTGATCAGCAAATGAAGTAGTTGTTGAGTTATCAAACCCAACGTAATTTCCTTGAGAATCAAATTGCGGCGTAGCACCCATTTCCAATGCTGCAACTTGCTGATCAATTATTGATTTTCTTTCTTCAATGCCACCTTCAAGCATTTTTTCGCCTAAGAAACCACCTATCACAGGTAAGGCCATGCCCGGTATAAACGATGCAAAATAAGCCAAATCGCTTGGTGGAATGTCGTCAAGCATTTGCTGGCCTGCTGTTGCATTAGCAACTTCGCTTGCACTCATGCCAGTTGTGTCTAGGACATTATTGCTGGCGTCATCAGAAACGCCGTATATATAATCACCTTTTGAAGAGTAGCCACCACCTGTCAATGACGCGCCAGTAGCGTCATCAACTAATTGACCATTAACATAAGAAGCCCCATCAAATGGCGTAAGGATGTTTGCCAAGTTTTCTCTTGTAGAATTTTCAATACCATCTGTGGATAGTGGTTGCGTTTCCATTGTTGCAGGCAAAGCGCCTGTTCTTTCGGATGAAGTTATTCTGTCATTGCTTCGTGTGTTGGCAGTTCCAGCAATAACATTGCCTGTTGAAGTTGTGCCGCCAGAAGAAATTCTCTCTCCAGTAGCGTCATCAACTAACTGACCATTAACGTAAGAAGCCCCATCGAATGGCGTAAAGATGTTTGCAAAACTCTCTGTAAGACTGTTGGCAACACTGCCACTTGTTGTTTGCACATTGCTAAGAGCGCCTCTTGAACCGCTTGGATTTTCTGCTTCACGTTGTAATCTTGTGAACTCTTCTGGATTTTCATATTCAAAAGTTTTTGAAGCCGCTTGATTTGAAATATCTGTTTTTTCTGAACCACTTAAACCAGAAGTGTCATATGTTCCAGAGATTAAACTTGCGTCATATTCTAACTGGCTCATTCTATCATTTTTGTCTGCACCTGATCCAGTAAAATTAGTTTTAGATACTAAATCAGCTAATACTTTATCATATTCAGAAGTAGCATCTTCAAGTGATGAAGTTGCTTCAATTGCCTTAGTTGCCGAAGTCCCTTGAGTTGCCGAAGTTCCAGAAGATGGAAGTGGCTGATTATCGTTGCTTGTTGTATTTGCCACACCAGAAATAACATTGCCTGTTGAGGTTGTTCCACCAGCAGATATTGATTGGCCAGTGTTGTCATCTACAAGTTGCCCACCAACATAAGACGCGCCATCGTTTGGCGTAAAGATGTTTGCCAGCGATTCTGAAAAACTGTTACCCCTGCTTCCGCTGTCATTGTCGTTGTCATTGCTGCTACCGCCGCCGCCACCACCACCAAAACACATTACGCCATCCTTTTTTGTTGTTGTACTGGAGGCTGTGGTGCAGGCTGTGCCGCCACATTCATTTGAGGCTGTGGCATTGCATCTGCAATTGCTGACAAAGCACCCATGTCACCAGAACCCATTCTCTTGCGGATTTCAATCACTTTATTTAATAAATACTTGTTAAAATCCATAGGAGGCTGACCTTGTGGTCCTCCAGACATGCTGGGAGGAGACATGGGAGGACCACCTCTTGGACCCTGCTGTGGTAACCCACCAAAAGCAGCAGGATTTATTGGAGGAAGTCTATACTCTTGGTACATTCTTCATCGCCTCCATTTGTATTTTAGCTGCGTTCTTTTCTCTTTCAAGCTGCAATTCTGCCTCCAATTTGGTGACCTTTGCTTGCAAATCTGCCTGCGCCTTGGCCATTTCGATTTTCATATCTTGCCTTGCTTCTTCTTGTTTGATCTGAATGTTTGATTGCGCCTTGGCCTGATCCGTTTGTATCTGAGCCTGCGTTCTCGCCTTCAGAGCTTCTGTCTCCAGCTTGGCCAATTCTTGTGCGTATTGCAAAGGATTTCCTTGTTGTCCACCCTTTTGACCCATTCCACGCAATGCCTCAATCTGCTTCATTTGCGGCGATGCTGCCACAACTTGCGCTGCTCTTTGACTTATTAAGCGATCTTGCTCTGGATCTACATCATTGAATTTAATCTTCAGCTCTTTAAAATCTGGCAGTGGTGGCAGTGGCATATTTACACTTGCCTCCATGCGCTGACGGTACAATAGCGCAATATGCTCTGCGATATGTGCAATCAATATTGGCTGCATTTTTTTCGCGCCGGGATTGCCTGCCAAAGATGGATCTTGCAGAAATTGCATGTGAACTGCCATATGAGCTTCGTGATCTTGCTCTGGAAATGCGCGAATCGGTTTGCCGTACATCACACTCATGTTTTCATCAATTGGGTCCATCTGCACAGCATCTTCTGGTTTCTTCAGGATCTCATCAATATTCGGTATTCGGATTGCCTCATACATCCGTTTGTAGGCTGCATACAAATCATGGAACTGAGGAGCTGATCTTGCCATTTCCAGAACAGCTTGTGCTTGTGCTATGCGCTGGGCAGTTGAGAATATGTTTGGATCACTGACTGGAATTATGTCAATGCGATCATCAAAATCAGAGCGATAGATAATATCAGAAGATCCAGCTTGTGCGAAGGTGAACTCATCAGGAAGATTTTCAGCATTCAGATCTGAAAGTAGTTTGAACTCTTGCCCTTGCGCGTAGTGCAACCGCTTGTGGATTGCGCTAAACGCCTTGGACCCCTGTTCAATCAGAGCAACTGTCGATCCAACTGGAGCGTTTGGATTAACATCTCCGACATTGAGATCCGCTGTGCTGGCGAAACGCTGGCCAGCTTCCACAATGTAGCCAAGCAAATTGAACAGGGAACTGCTTGGTTCCTTAAATGGCAATGGCATGATTGCCTTGTTTACATCATCA